ATGTCTGATATGTTTGTTACTGGTGATAAACTTACTTTTGAAACATTAAATATAACTTTTCTTGTAGATGAAGAACTTCAAAATTATAGAGAGTTATGGGATTGGATAGTTGGTATTGGATCTCCTGTTAATCATTCACAATGGGAAACAACATTGGCTAAGGGAGATGGTGCTATTAGACAATTTGGCACTAATGATGCTGACCCTAGAACAAAATCTACTTTTGAAGAATCTAATTTATATTCAGATGCTACTTTGTTAGTATATAATTCTAAAAATATACCAAAAGTAAATGTTAAATTTAAAAATATGTTTCCCACAAGTTTATCATCATTAGAATATTCTCAAGATTTGACAGATGTGGAATATTTTAAAGCTAGTGCAACTTTTAGGTATCTATATTATGAGTTTGAAACCTCAAAATGATAAATACAATTAAGTAGCCTAAACAGAAAATTAATTAAAGTGAGTCCACTTGATTAGGCTGTGTGACAATATAGCTAAATGTGTTTGGGCTACTTTTTAACTAAATGACTTGACTTTTGCGTTTTTATTTGTTATAATAAGCATGTCGGGTTTAAAGTGAATATATAAAGAATACTATGAAATTAACTGATATACAGGATATGGTCAGGAAAGACCTTAAAATCAATGATCTTGAATTAGATATAGAATCCCTACGAATACCTTCCCTACATTCCAAGTATCTTCAGCTCTTAACAGAGAATTCCCTTCTTTTAAAAAAGACACAGGGAGAACTAAATGTTCTCAAAAGAGATAAGTGGATATTTTACACAGGAAAGGCTACAGAAGAGATTTATAAGGATAAAGGTTCTTTTGATGTCAAACTAAATACTAAAGATGACCAAAAGACTTTTATAGAGGCCGATAAAGAATATCGAGAACTAAAAGGAAAGGTTGAATACTATGAAACTGTAGTTGATTATNTACAGGAGATAGTGAGATCCGTTAGTAATCGTTCTTTTCAAATAAAAAATGCAATTGAGTGGAGAAAATTCGAGGCTGGAATTTGATATTATAATTCACAGAAAAGATGATGTATACTCTCAGATTGAATGTGAAAGAAGTATTACAAAAGAATTAAACGAATATTTCAGTTTCGATGTGCCTGGGGCAAAGTTCATGCCTAGTTTCAAGAACAGGCTTTGGGATGGAAAGATTCGATTGTTCGACATACGGAATAACCAAATTTACGTTGGGTTATCCGAATATATCTACAAATTCGCTACAGCAAAAAAATATACTATTAGTGGTGGNGTGAGAACTCCTCTGGAAATCGATAATAACACCGTAATATCTTTCATAGATGGTTTAAAAAGTACGGTGAAAATTAGAGATTANCAGCTTGATGCAGTACAACATTCTATTAGAAATGGAAGATGTATACTGGTTAGTCCTACAGCTAGTGGTAAAAGTTTTGTTATCTACATACTAATTCGATATTATCAACAAATATTGGAAAACTCTCACATACTATTATTAGTTCCACGATCCTCATTAGTGGAGCAAATGTATACTGATTTTCAAGATTATGGATGGGACTCTGAAAAGTTCTGTCACAGAATCTATGCAGGGAAAGACAAGACTTCCCCAAAACTTGTCCATATATCCACCTGGCAGTCCATATATCAACTCCCAAAGAAACATTTTGAAAAGTATAAGGTTATCATCGGTGATGAAGTACATACTTTTGCAGCCAAATCCCTCAAGACAGTAATGCACAAGACAACAGATTGTCCCTATAAGATTGGTCTGACAGGAACACTTGATGATGCAGAAAGTCATCATTTAGTACTGGAAGGACTGTTTGGCTCAGTCAAGAAGGTTACTACCACAAAACAACTGATGGACAGTAAGCAAATCTCTGATTTAAAGATAATAGGAATTGTCTTGACTTATTCAAAGAAAGAGTGTATAATAAGAGACTATAATAAAGAAATTAAATTTATAACAGAACATCCCCAAAGGAATAATCTGATTAGGAATTTATGCATTGATTTAAAAGGAAATACGTTAGTTCTTTTTTCGTTAATCAAACATGGACAGTTGTTACATGAGCTAATAAAGGAGAAGGCAGATGCCAATAGGAAAACTTTTTTTGTGTTTGGAGGAACAGACTCCGAAACAAGAGAGAACATCAGAAGAATTGTTGAAACAGAACGAGATGCCATTGTTGTCGCCAGTTTTGGTGTTTTCAGTACTGGTATCAATATTAGGAATTTGCATAACATTATTTTTGCTAGTCCTTATAAAAGTCGGATTAGAAACCTACAGTCAATAGGTAGGGGTTTACGAGTGCATGAGAGTAAGAAAATTGCAAAGCTATATGATATAGCAGATGACTTTAAAAATAATAACCATACGATTAAGCATTTTATTAAGCGTATCGGAATCTATAATCAAGAAGAATTTGATTATGAGATTATAAAAATTAATCTAAAATAAATTATGGAAAAGGAAAAGAAAATACATTATGTTGATAATAAATTATTTTTTGCAGAAATGGAAAAGTGGAAAAAAGATATTGCAGAATCAGATGAAGTCGATGATCTACCACCTGTGGTTACAGAATATATGGGCGAATGTTTTTACAAGATTGCAACTCATTTATCTTACAGGCCTAACTTTATTAATTATACCTATCGTGAGGAAATGATAGGTGATGGTATAGAGAATTGTATTAGATATGCAAAGAATTTTAATCCAGAGAAATCTAAAAATCCATTTGCGTATTTTACACAAATTATCTATTATGCTTTCATTCGTAGAATAACAAAGGAAAAGAAACAGACTGCAATTAAACAGAAAATTATTGATAATACAGCAACAAAAACATATGATGTCATGGAAGGTGACAATGATATTTACTCAAACACCTACATGGAATTCTTACGAGACAATCTCGATGAGAAAGAAGTACCTAAACCTAAACGTAAACGATCCAAAAAGGGGATCGAACATTTTATAGAGGAAGAATTAAATGAAAACGAAATTTGAAGATTATGTCGAACAAGTTGATAGCTTGATTAGAGACTATACCAGAAAACTCCATATAACTGAATTAGATGCTATTGAAGAGTCTATAGAAGATTCACCAGCTGGTACAGGTAGGATGGATTTTTGGTTAGAGGATATTGTTGATAATGAACAAAGTTCTCGGAAATCTGCCACCGATATGTCTGAACCTGTGGCTGGTATTTAAAATTGTCTAAAATAGCAATAATTACTGATACTCACTTCGGCGCAAGGTCAGACAGTTTGATTTTCAATGAATTCTTTTATGACTTCTATGAGAATCAATTTTTCCCATATCTCAAAGATCATCCTGAGATTACAACTTTTCTACACATGGGAGATTGTCTAGACCGTAGAAAATATATTAATTATAACATAGCTAAAGATTTTAGAGAAAGGTTCATTGCAGGATTAGATGACCTTAATATACCATGTCATTTTATAATAGGTAATCATGACATATATTATAAGAATACTCTTGAAGTGAATTGTTATGATGAATTAGGAATGCCTAAGAAGTCAACCATATATTCTGAACCAACTGTAGTTACGATAGATGGATATGACTTAATGTTCATTCCATGGCTAACACCAGATAGTGTACCATCATTTACAAAACTAGCGGAAAATCCAGGCGTTCAAGTTGCATTTGGTCACTTAGAAGTTTCTGGTTTTGAAATGCACTCAGGGGTTATGAGTCAAACAGGAGTTAGTAAGACTATATTTAACAAGTTTGATATGGTAATGTCTGGACATTTTCATAAACGATCTACTGATGGTCACATATACTATCTTGGATGTCCCTATGAGATGACATGGGCTGATTGTGATGACCCTAAAGGGTTTCATGTGTTCGATACAGAAACCAGAGAGCTTGAATTCATACCAAATGAAAGAAACATCTTTGAGAAAATTCATTATAATGATAAAACTACAAATTACAATGAATTAGAGGTATCAAAGTATGACCAAAAGTTTGTAAAAGTATTTGTAGAAAATAGAGATGACTATTATGCTTTCGATAAATTTCTGGATAGACTTTATAATGATATTTCTGTACATGACTTAAAGGTGATAGAAGATTTCAGCGATTTATCTGTAGATTTTGTCTCTGATGATATTGTAAAAGAGTCACAAGATACATTATCATTGTTGGATAGATATGTNGATGACATACCCACAGATTTAGATAAGGAAAGAATAAAAACTAAATTGAAATCACTTTATATTGAGGCCGGTGATATAGAACTATGATAAATTTTAATATATGTGAAGTGGCGAAATTTTCTTTCTACAGGAAATATTGCTTCTACTGTGAGACTTGATAAAGAAACAACAACTCTCATTATTGGTGATAATGGTGCAGGGAAAAGTACTGTACTTGATGCACTCTGTTTTGTCCTGTTTGGTAAAGCATATAGACCTATAAAGAAAGCTCAACTAGTTAATACTATAAATCAACGTGAGTGTGAAGTTGAGATAGAGTTTCAAATCGGTACTAATCAATTCAAAGTTATTCGTGGAATCAAACCTAACAACTTCCAAATTTTTAGGAATGGTAAAGAGTTTGACCAAGATGCCCACTCCAAAGATTTTCAGAAAATCCTAGAAGAACAAATACTCAAATTAAATTACAGATCATTTACTCAGGTGGTGATATTGGGAAGTAGCTGTTTCATACCATTTATGCAACTACCTACAAGTCATCGCAGAGAAGTCGTGGAAGATATTTTGGATATAAAAATATTCTCAATTATGAATCTACTCTTAAAACAACACTTTAAATCTACTGCTCTAGAAATCTCTGAATTATCAGTAGAAAACAGACTTAACGAACAGAATAAAAAACTACA